ATGCACAGAGTGCAGTTGCTGAAGCAATCCGCCACAGTAAAGCTTCATAATATAAGTTTACTTATAGGTTACATTAGGCTCTCTCTCTCCCTAGCTTAGTGTAACTTTATAAGTTAACTAGTCCAACGTTGGACTTACATATGAAAGGAAATGTCAAATGGCATACAGAACATCAAGGCAACGTAAGCGTCAGGAACAGCTACGTGAAGCATTCAAGCACACAGTCATGGGTGCAATGATGGGTTTTATTTTGGGTAGTGCTTTATTTCTACCATTTTTATTGAAAGGTTAATGCTATGTTAATTGAACGTAAATCAATTTATTCTGGCACTATAAGTGCAATGGATATTGATGTAACACCAACGCAGATTAATGCATGGTACTGGCAAGGTGAGCTTATCCAAAATGCTATGCCTAACATATCTGCACAAGAACGTGAGTTCATGATGACAGGTATCACACCCACAGAGTGGGACGAAATGTTTAACTAGTCCGATGTCGGACTTATATCTTGAAAGGATATTAAAATGATTAAAGTAATCAATGCTGATAAGGCTGTTACAATTGCGTTTGAAAAAAGAACTAAGTATCTTAAAGACGTATTAGAACTTGCCATAAGCGAAGGCAGAAATGCGTTGAGTGTTTCATCGCACAAAACTAATTCTGTAGATGTGGCACAATTGCGTGAGTATGGCTATGATGTTTGGGTAAATCCAGACAATGGTGATGCAGTTATAAGTTGGGGTATTGTATAATGGGTAATCGAGCGACACTTGAAGTAATAAATCAAGACTATTCTTGGCAAGAAACACCTTGCTACATATATGTACACTGGTCAGGTAGCCCTGAGACTGTGACTGAACTAGTAAAAGGTGCATCATCTAACATGCGTAAGTCTGATGTTAACTATGCTACTGCTAGACTAATAGCTCACATATGTAACTATGTGGAGGGTGGTTTGTCTGTAGGTGTACAAAAGAACAAAGAAGATTGGGACAATGGACACTATGTCATAGATATGAGTAATGGTAATATCAAGAATGATGATAAGCTTATAGCTGATGGCATACAGTTTGGTAATTTTTAACTAGTCCGATGTCGGACTTAATATGAAAGGTTAATAAAATGAGGTATGTTTACAAGGTAGACACAACTGCAGATGGTTTGGTGGGTATGTTTACAAGCATGAAGAAAGCTGTGAAGCAAGCTATGTGGGAAGTCGAAGACTTAAAAACAGATGAAACTAATGCTATGGAATTGACTGATGCTAGTGTGGATCGCACTTGGGTCAGGTTTTATGGTAACAAAATTGACATGCAATTGCATGCAACAGTGTCGAGGTATTGTGTAGAATGAAATTTAAATTGCATACAAGCAAACAGCATAGCATGCTTGAGAAAAATCGTACAGACAAATGGGAACGTTTGAAAGCACGCTTAGAACTGCAACGTAAGTGTGAGTTACCTGTTGTAGATGTAGTGTATGACAACAAAAATAATGTGGTACAATTTACTGCTGACTCAGGTTGGAAAATATACAAACCATAACCCTACTACTACGTAGTAAAATAGTGCTTGACAACAGGTTGATTATCTGATTTGTTGTTAAGCATCGAAAGAGCTAGTCCAATGTCGGACTTCACATAAAAAGGATTACATACAATGAAAAAGAATAACATGTTCAACACTCCTGATTCAGTTGATCAGATACCTACGCTGATAAATAACGTAGTAAAGTTTATTGAAGCACCTAAAGGTGATACAGTTGAAGCAATAGTTTCAATAATGATGATAAATAATTTTATTGCAGACAACAATGGGGATACACAGTAATGTATAATCGTGATGTAAAAGAAATCAAATCGTTTGTCCGTTGGGGTGGAACAGATGCATTTGTAAACACTGGCTTGTTTGTATTGCTAACGATACAAGCAGGTTTATCCACAGTAAAAGGTGGCATGGAAAAAGTAAGCATAGATGGTGTGAAAGCTAATTGCTTATGGGGCAAGAAAGATGAAGGTTACAAGTACCTTATCAAGCATGGTGACTACCTACGTAGTGAGATGTACAAGATTGCAGATGCAAAAGGTTACAACAGTGTTGAAGCTTGTGCTGATGTTGTTGAGTTATTTATGCAAGTACCTAACTTGGGTATGGTCAAGGCATCTTTCCTTGCTCAATGCCTAGGTTTCAATGTAGCTTGTATTGATGGACACAATGTCAAGCGACTAGGTATCAATCCTAACTTGGTTAAGACACCACCAAAGGCTATGAAGCCAGAGACTGCACGTCGAAAGGTTGAAGAGTACATAGTACTTACTCAACGTGAGGGTTCAAAGTATTGGTGGAACACATGGTGCGAGTATGTTGCAGGTAACAAAGCTAATCGTAAGCTTACTACAGGTAATATCGTATCTAAATTTCATGTAGAATGTATAACATACGGGAGGTAACATATGAATGCAGTATACTATGAAGAACTTTATTAAGTTCACTAAGTCCGATGACGGACTAACTACTAAGAAGAAGAAGCCTAAGCGTGATGATTGGAAGCGTGAGCGTTCAACAGCACGTAAGATTAAAACTAATATGCAAAGAGGCATAACAGATTACAAACAAAAACGTATAGCATAAGGAGCTAACATAACATGACTACTATTTCAAAACCACTAGTAAAAAACACTAACCCAGAACTATATGTGAAGCACACAGCACACATGTCAAAAGCAGGTATTCATACCTACAACTATGCATCTGTTGATGATTACATTCTACAGAACTGGAGAGTGTCTACTATAAAACAGATTGCATCTGACTTGAATGAATACCCTAATCGTATTGTATATAGGGTACAAGTATTACAATCTGTAGGTTTAATAGGTAGCAAGTATACGACTAAGCGTGCTACATTGAAGACACAACAAAAGATGCTTGTCACTTGGTTGGCTGACATCAAACAACAATTGGAGGCGTAGTAACAATGTCAAATAAAACACAAGCACAGTGGAAAGCTGAACGTATGGCTAGGTATAAAGTAACTAAAAAGTTATTGAAGTCTATGTCTGAAGATCAGCGCAAAGCTATTGCAGAAGCTCAAGAAGTTTTGAATAATACATACTTCATGGTTACAGAAGCTCATGATCTGTACATGTCAGACATAGGTAAGATTGAGTCCGCTATGTATTCTATGAAGTTTGCATTCAAAACTGAGGACGAGTAACTCATGCCTGTTATGGCATATGAAGTCACGTTAGCCATTGACAGTAAGAATACTATCGTTAAGTTAGATGATACGTATCCTTCTGTCAGTGATTGGCGTACTGCTTCAGAGTTTGCTATTCATATGATGATGCGTAGCAAGCCAGATTCACAAGTTGAGTTTGTTGATTGTAGTGAGAGAGTACATGAGATATACTCATCATGGGGATACATAAGTGAAACCCCACCATCAATTCAATAAGTCCGATGTCGGACTAACCATGAAGGAATATAACAATGAAGATTAGAACACAACTATCCCTATGTGATGGCATATCAGGTGGTCAGATGGCAGGTGATCGAATAGGATTGCATGCTGATACGTATATAGCTAGTGAGATTGATCCATATGCTATTAAGATTACACAGAAGAACTACCCTAACACTGTACAAGTAGGTGATATGACTGAGTGGAGATCATGGGATATTGATTGGTCTAAAGTTGATTTAGTCACAGCAGGTTTCCCATGTCAGGCATGGTCAGTTGCAGGTCAACAGAAGGGTGATCGTGATCCACGAGGTCAATTGTTTTGGGTAGTACTAGACATCATGCAACATGTGCTAGAGCATAACCCTAATGCTAAGTACCTAATGGAGAACGTTAGAATGTCTAATGCTTTTGAGGAGTACATCACGTACCATACTGAGCAAGCATTACCCAATGTAAACAAGTACCTAATCAACAGCGCACTAGTGTCTGCACAGAATAGGAAACGTTTCTACTGGACTAACATCGAAGGTATTCAACAGCCAGAAGACAAAGGCATAGTCTTAAAGGATGTACTTGAGGATGGTTTGACTGACAGAACTAAGTCACATTGTCTTGATGCTAATTATTTCAAGGGTGGTAATCTCAAGTCATACTTTGAGAAACACCGCAGACAGTTAGTGTTTAGTGATGATCAGATGTGCCATGTAGGTGACGCTGATCTGAAGGGTCACGGATATGTACGAAGGGTGTATGCAGCCGAAGGTAAAGCACCTAGTCTGTGTGCCTCAAGTGGTGGTAACTTAGAGCCTAAAGTATTGGTGAAGGGTGGACGTATGGTTGGTCGAAGACTAGATGATAATGGTACTCGTAAAGACTATGACACATCTATACCAATCAAACAGATGATTGAAGTTAGAGAAGATGATAAAACTAATTGTCTAACCACAGTAACTAAGGACAGTATCTTGATTGAGAACTTGTCTTGGCGTAAGCTAACACCATTAGAATGTGAACGCTTACAAACAGTACCAGACGGGTACACTGAAGGTGTATCAAATACACAGCGTTACAAGATGCTCGGTAATGGGTGGACTGTAGACGTGATAGCACACATATTGAAAGGATTATGATATGACAATTAAAGAGCTAATATTGCAACTTGAACAAGCACTAGAGTCTCACTATTCAGATGAACTTGTGTGTATTTATGATCAAGATACAGGTGAGCGTATAGATATAGAAATTGTAGATGATACAATTGATGGTGAAGTACAACTAAATGTAAAGGAGTTTTACAGTGACTGACGAAATACAAACATATACTATGTCTAAGGCTTTAGATGCTTATGTAGAAGGTTATGCAGTATATATAGCACACCCTCTTGATGAAGACCCAGATGATAGACTGTTTAGCGCAGGTGAAATCATGAGAGCTGATGGACACCTATTTATAATAAAAGAAGAGGTACTTGCAGATGAATAAACAAAGAACTAAGATACCCGCCCTTGATGATAATGGTAAGTTTGTATACAACAATAACGAAGGAGATAAAACAATGACACAGTATAAACCATACTACAGAAGTAAACCTGTAACAGTACAAGCACGTAAAGAAAAACGTGATGCAACTATAATGACTATAGCTGTAGTAATATTCACAGCATTTGCTATGTTAGGTATTGGCTTTGCTTTCTCAGTATTGGTTCGCTATGTAACTAGTTTGATATTATAAAGCATTGACATTACTATACAAACATGGCACAGTTGCCACATACTTAAACAAATGGAGAATAACATGACTTATATACCCGATCACTTAGACTTTAAAGTGGCTTTCGAACCAACTAAAATGCACGATAAGAAGTACGTTATCAATCAAGATACAGGTGAATACCTAGGCATTGTAGGTAATACATTCCAATGTGCCGCACATGGTGACTTCTTTCGTGGGGTAATGGATACTGCCACACAAGAGCTAGGTGTTGATGCATTAGATGGTGCAGTCAATCAGTTTAGAACAGCACGTAATGGTGCATGGGCTATGCTTGACGTGACACTACCTAACATCAAGACTAAGATTACAACTGACAAAGCTGAGACTGAGATTGGTAACAGGATCATAAGCTTGCATGGTATTGATGGGTCATGTAGTAATCAAGTATTCTTTGGTGCTATAGATTTCTTCTGTACTAACGGCATGATTACTGGTGATCACGACAAGGTGCGTAAGAAGAACACATCTAACTTTACTATGGATAGTTTTATCTACGAACTAAATCGTGCTCGTACTGACTTCTTTGATCAAGCTAAGAGGATGCAAGTGTGGGCAGAGACTAGCCTCAAGTTCATCAATGTAAAAGATTTGATTGAGAGTATCATTAGTTCTAAGACTAAGGCTGAGAAGATGTTCAGCTTGTATAATGCTGAGGCTAGTGTGCGTGGACACAACAAGTTTGCATTGTATTCTGCCTTCACTAACTACGCTAGTTATGCTGATGAACGTAATGGTTTCAACCTACGTAACACGGGACATGATACACAAGCAATCAACATGTGGTCACGTGAACAAGAGGTGAGCAAGTGGGTAAGCAGTAATCAGTTCCGTGTATTGGAAGCGGCATAATGCAGTTAGAGTTACCCATAAATCACGAGCCAAGCCTACATCATTGGGCAAAGTGTATCGCTGATGATGACATACATACAGGATATGAAAAACATTGGGACTATGCATATGATATGGCATGGATATACATAGAGAGTGAACTGGAGAATATTAATGCCTAAGCTACCTAGATATGTACAAGAGAGAGTGTCACCTCACGGGGTGATCTCTTACAGATTTAATCCACCGCAGACTTTAGTTGATGAAGGTGTGGTATCACGTCAAGAATATGGCACTGACCTCAAGGAAGTGCGTAGTATTGTGAAGGAGTTGAACGCAGACATTGACCATTGGCGTGAACAAAAGGCGTTAGTGGTGCAGATAAAACCATCAAGCAAGGTGACAGATTTGATCAACTATTATTATCAATCTAATGATTTCAATATGTTACGAGACACAACTAAAGTGGATTACAGATACTTCCTAACGATACTCCATCAGACAATGGGTGGTAAGAAGTATGACACTGTAACTACTAAGGTTGCCAAGCAAGCATATGAGGAGTGGGTTAAGCGTGGTATTAGTTTCGCTAATCATGCAGCCACATGTGCAAGTAGGGTATACAACTATGCTATTGACATGGAGCATGCCACACAAAATCCTTGGACTAGCATCAAGCGTAAGGCATTGCCACAGCGTAAGGTTGTATGGTCACATGGTGATGTTGTCAGGTTTCTTGATTATTCGTACAGCGATTTTGATTACAGGAATGTAGGATTGATTGTACACATGGCATACGAATGGTGTCAGAGACTAGGCGACATGCGCACACTCAAGTGGGAGAATATTGATCTACGTACACAGCGACTGCAGTTAGAGCAGAGTAAACGTAGGGCTGATGTATCACTACCTATATCAGATGATCTGTGTCACATGTTGAATGAACAACGTAATGACTTTGGCTTTCAAGAGTATGTAGCACCACACCCTAAGCCTATGAATGGTACGTATGAACCCTACGCTATGGAGAGATTGTCTAAGGTGGGTAGACGTGTCATGAGATTGGCTAAGTTACCAGAGGAGTTACGTCTTATGGACTTACGTAGAACAGGTGTAACACAGATGGTTGATGCAGGTGTACCAATTGGACAAGTGATGTCTGTTACTGGACACAATCATGTGTCTTCTGTGCAACCATATATGAAACATACATATGATTCTGCAAATAATGCCTTGACACAGAGAAATGTAAGTGTACAATCGAGTGCAGCGAGCAACATAGAAAGTGATACATAATGAATATACTTAGTATTATAAATGATTTGTCACTTACTAATGGTGAAACAAAACGTATGACATGTCCTGTATGTAATACTAAGAATACATTTACTGTAACAAATAACATGGGTTCTATTATATGGAACTGTTACAAGGCTAGTTGTCCAACTGGTGGTGGTACTCGTACTACACTTACCGCTGAGGACATACGTAAATCATTGGGACGTGTTGCAGAAGAGACACATGCTGTAAGTTTCTCAAAACCTGAGTGGTTTGTACGAGACTACGAAAGTATATCAGGCTTCTGTGATACGTGGGGTCTTGATGCACAACATCTAGGTCTATTGTATGATGTGAAGGAACATCGTGTGGTGTTCCCTGTTGTGCATGACAATGTTATGGTTGATGCTACAGGTAGATCACTTGGGAAACGTATACCTAAGTGGAAGAGGTATGGAAAAAGTATCTTGCCATATGCATCGGGACATGGTAAAACTGCTGTAGTTGTTGAGGACTGCATCAGTGCCGCCATTGTCGGAGACAGTGATGTATATGTAGGGGTTGCAGTGTTGGGTACATCACTATCCCTCGGACATAAGCAGTACTTATCGCAGTTCTCAACGGCTATAGTTGCACTAGACCCTGATGCATTACCCAAGACTTTACAGTTTGCAAAAGAGTTACGAGGTTACGTAGATACTGTTAAGGTACTACGCCTCGAAGATGATTTAAAATATAGACTGCCATCCGACATGGCTAATCTTTCAACCCTAGGAGAATAACATATGGAACTATCCCTTATAAGAAGCTTAATGGATAAAGAGTTTTACGATGAACATCGTGGCTCACGTTGCCCAGACAGATTGTTTAGTAAAGATGTACGTAAGATAAAACAATCTATTGATAAAGCAATGGACAACTACGAGCGTACTGTAACACCTGCTGAGATTGAGGCATTGTTTATGTCTAACAATCCCACACTAACTACAGCACAGAGACAAGCATACAGTGCATTGTTTAATCAGATCAACAAAGAACAACCAATGGGTAGTGACGTAGCCCAAGAGGTATTATCAAAACTATTCCAACAGGTGATTGGTGAAGACATTGCTAACCTTGGCTTTGACTATGTGAATGGTAGCAAGTCTAGTCTTGAGCCGTTACGTCAAATGCTTGAGCAGTATGGTGATGACTTCACACCTAACCTAAACATTGAATGGGAAGACATTGACCTTGATACTATCATTGCAATGACTGACCTTGAGTCACAGTGGACGTTCAACATACCTACATTGACACGTAAGGTAGAAGGCATCAATGCAGGTCACCTGATTGAAGTAGGTGCTAGACCTAACACTGGTAAGACTTCTTTCCATGCGTCACTTGTAGCAGGTCCTAATGGATTTGCATGGCAGGGTGCTAAGACAGTTGTGCTATGTAATGAGGAAGGCTACCATCGTGTAGCACACAGATACATTACTGCCGCAACTGGTATGGATAAGCATGAGATAGTAAAGAACAGAGCACATGCTATGGCTACGTTTGCTAAGATACGACCTAATATCATGTTCAAAGATGCAACAGGACGTGACATGAATTGGGTTGAGTCAGTATGTAAGTCATACAAACCTGATGTAGTTATACTAGACATGGGTGATAAGTTTGCACGCACTGCAGGTTTCTCACGTCCTGATGAAGCACTCAAGGCTAACGCTATTCATGCTAGGCAGATAGCTAAACAACAAGAGTGTGCAGTATTCTACATGTCACAGTTATCTGCGGAAGCTGAGGGTAAGGTTGTACTCAACCAAGCTATGATGGAAGGTTCACGTACAGGTAAGGCAGCAGAAGCTGACTTGATGATTATGATTAGTAAGAACCCAACTGTAGAAGGACAAGAAGAAGAAGACAATCAACGACACATCAATGTAGTTAAGAATAAACTATCTGGATGGCATGGCATTGTACACACCGACCTTGAGTACAAGATTGCTAGGTATGTATGTTGATAACGTGGTTAGATATATCCTTACTGGGGTTGGTTGCAGTACTTGCATTCAACCTCTGGGAACAGAATAGACAAAGAGCATTACTTGAGAATGTACTACGGGATGTATATGATCTAGTAAATAAACACAACTCACTGGCAGATGCCTTCGTAGAATTGGCTAATGACTTTGACGAACAACAGGAGAATAAATGATGGCTAAATGGAAAGAGTTTGAAGTGATTAAAGAACACCATGTGTTTGATCCTGTCGAACGACCTGCACATTACAACCAAGATGGTATTGAGTGTATAGATTATATACGTCAAGTGCTAGGCTTGGATGGTTTCATTGCATACTGTCATGGTAACATGATCAAGTATCAGCATAGGTATCGTTACAAAGGTAATGGTGTAGAGGACATGAAGAAAGCTGAGTGGTATGTAAAGAGAATGAATGAGGCATTAGGGGAGAAACATAGATGAGATGTAGTAGATGCGATGTAGAATTAACAGAAGAAAACCACCCACCTTCATGGAGAAAATCTAATCAGACAAATTGTAAAAGTTGTATGGGTCAAAATAATAAATCAAATAATCCACAAAGAATGTGGGTCAATGGTAAGTATATACCTAAGACACATCCTTTACACAAGGCAGGTAACTACAAATCATTTGGTGATCTAGCCTTTGGTTCTCTTAACAACTACAAACAAATCAAAGAAGGTTATGTGTATGCAATTAGTAACTCTGCATGGCCT